GGGAACTGTTCAGTGACGATGTCCCAGCATGCATCTGCTATCTCACGATGTTCTTTCTGCGTTCCATTAGCACGGCGAAGGTCGCAATAGTGTACCCAGCTGCGCAAGCTGCCTGCCATGTAGATCCTGCTTTCAGTGAGACCTTCTGGCAACAGCGCACGAGCCTGCTCCTTGGCAATACCCATGTTGATGGCTTTGGTATACTGACGCTTGGCATCTTCTATGGCCAGCTCTTGCATGCTAGCCCACAGTTCCTGCAGTTCATCATCATCTGCTTCAATGCTGTTCTGACGATTCTTGGCATCCTGCAGGCGTGCTTCTCTGGTAACGAATCCCAGTGACTTGGTTGGATCAGCATAGCGCTGGCTAAACTCTTGGAAGCTGAAGCTGCGATGTCGCAGTATCTGCCTTGCTATGTCGCGTGTTGTATTGATTTCCATTGTCATGTGCACCATCTCTAGCGGAGACCAGTGCGCATTTTTTATTAGATACCGTATCAGCTTTGAGCTGGTACCGTGATTGTTTTGGTTGGCTGGGTTAGATACCCTAGCGCAATATGCCACCAGCTCTTCTGCGGTGGAGCATTCGTCGATGGTTGGTTTGGATATAGCTACGAGTTTTACTGTCATAGCAAATTATTGACTGTATGTCACCACACAGTCAATTCTAATTTTTACGTTTTGCGGTACGTTTGCTCTTTGGCTTTACAGTGACCTTGAATGCATCAGCTGTGTTAAGCTTGCCCAATAGATCAGCAGCCCAGCTATCAATGTCGGAACGCAACTTGGGGAAATTGATGCTCATCCTGCAGCTGCGTATCTCGCTTTCTTCAGGACTGAGCTCTCGTTCTTGCTCTATTATCTCTGCAAAATGCTTGCCACTTACCTTGATGGTGCTGCCATCTTTGGTCTGTATGATCACGCTGCGTATGTATCGTGTTGGTGGTTCGTTTTCTATGCTTAGACTATCAAAAATCTCGTCCCAGGCAGCATCAGCTGCCTTGTCAACTATCTTCTTGGGGGAAGGTGCCATTACGGTGATCCCTGTTGAACTTACACTACTATTTATGGTACCGGGCATTCCCCATTGCATCCTTTTACTCCTAATCTAACAAACCAGATATCTCTGGAAAGGTATCCACAAAGCTCAAGCCACGCTGGCGATCCAACAGCTTGATCCACTCCTGCAGCTCTGGCATGCGTTCGCTCCAATCTTCTTTGTCCATGAAATCTAAAAGACCGCGCAATCTCTTTATACCATAACCAGCTTTGAAGAAGTCTTCCTTGCTTATACCCGATTGTGCAGCACCAGTGGTGTTTTGCCAATTATCTTCAAGCCACAAAAAGAATTCCTCGAACTTTTCTCGCACCATCTGCTTGGCCCACTTGGGCAGCACCTTGACGTTTAGCTGTGGAGGCCAATAGGCCAGATGCCAATTGATCATGCCAGCACCGTTTGGCCAGGAGTTGAATTTCTTGAAGTTTTGGCTCAGCTTCCACTTGATCATGTCTGGGATGTAGTAGATGTTCAGCGCCATGACCGTGACAGCCGTGGTTACCATCACGTTGTCAGGCGTGTTGTCCAGCTTGTGCATGTTGGCAACCAGCTGATCCCAGTTGCTGGGATAACGTATGTAATCGTTCTTGTCACCAAAGCTGTCCATGCTGAAATGGAACTTGACTCTGCGGAAGTGGCTCCAACAATCAAACAGCCTCTGCGGTAGTTCCACAGCATTGCTGTTGTAGCGCAGCTCTATGTCCTTGGCATGACCTCGCTTGATCACTTCTTCCAACAGCGTGTAATGTTCTTCAATGATAGTGCTCTCACCGCCAGCAAAGTACAGCTGCTTCATGTGAGGTATCTGATCGTAAAGCTGCGACCAAAACTCTGGATTATTCATGTGCCAGTTGTAGCTGGCACCATGCTGCTTGCCCTTGTCTGCCCAGTTCCAGCTTTCTTTAAGCCTGTTGTTTTGGATCTGAGGATACATCTCGTTCCATTCTTTGACCCATCCGCTGCTGTCGTGCGGGCTGCACATCACGCAGGCCAGCTGGCACTTGCTGCCCAGGCGCAGATCAAGATAGCGTATCCGCGGACTGACAGCTCCATCTTCGGTGGTATCGCCTATGATGTCATCTAGGCCCAGCTCATCGATCCAATAGGCTGTTTCCCAGTTGCGCTTGCTCTGGACGCCGGCTTCTTCTTCCTTGTAGCACTTGAGACAGCTGGGAGGCTTCTCTCCTCGCAGCATCATCTTGCGCACATTGCGCATGTAGTCATTGTTCCATGCTTCCATCAGCGTGCTGTTGTTGAGATTGGCAGGTGTGCCATCAGCTGTGCGCAGCACTCCTATCTGACCACCGCCGCTCTTCTTGGTGCTGTCTGGATCTTGAACGCTGCTGGCATTGGCTGTGCAGCACACTCGCATGGCTCCATCTGGACGGCTGCTGAGATGCACCCAGGGCAACGCACAGAAGGTTTTGCTTGGTAATTCTGTCATGCTACTCTCTCGTTCTGCTTGAACTGGCTGCCAAATTGATCGAAGCCAGAACCGCATGTTTTAGCGCATACTCGCAGCTTGCCATCAGTGATGCTTGGCTGCGACCAGCTGTCAGCTATCTTATTGAAATAACTACCATTTACAATAGATTCCAGCGGGTTTTTGATAGCATTTACGTGATCAGTGTCATAGTCTAGCAGCTTCCAGATCTCGCTTTGCTTGTAGGGCCAATACCACACATAAAGCTGGTTAGCTGTCCAACAGCAGGGCATGGCTAGTCCTTCCGCGCTGATATAAAGGCTCTTGTCCTCTGATACCTTGCACTTGACACAGGTCTGATCGAGGTATCCCTGCATGCTGCCAAACTGATCAACCAGCGACTGCTCATTGACCAAGCTGTCATTGTGATATTCTGCGTTGTCTGGTTTTTCTATGTGGTATTCAACCATGCCATTGCGGCTCCAAACTGGCTGGCTGTCCTTGCCCTGCAGCTTGGTGTTGCTGAAGAAGCGCCCGGTCTTCTTGGTACGGAACTGCTGGAATCCCATCTGTTCACTGAGCCTGCGAGCATCTTCTATCTGATGCTCGTTGTGCTTGAACACTATGAACTCCCATTGAGCTATGCCACCAGCATCTATGAATGCCTGCGCATTATCCATGATCTTTTGCCAGTTGGTACCGCGCCTATAGATGTGGTTGGTATCAGCCAGACCGTCTAGTCCAAACTTGGCATAATCGCCCTTGCGACTGAGCAGCTTGCCAAGGTTAGTCCACCACGCAGGAGTGCGTGCGCTGGCATTGGTATGTATGCCCAGCTTGATGTTGGGATTTATCTCCCGCAGCCAAGCAAAAACTTCCAATGTATCATTTGCCACGATAGGATCGCCATAGTTGCCGCACATGTAAAGCCTGTTGAGCCTGCGCACGAAATCCTCAGGCATGATCTGCTGTATATCAGCGAGGCTCAGTTCTGTCTGTGGCAAGTGTTCGTTCTCTGGCCCACCAAACTTGTTGCGACCACACATGGGACAGCTGGCATTGCACTTGTCCGTTATCTCGAGATGAACGGTGTTGATATCCTGATAATCATAGATCATGATTTGCATCCAACAACAGCTTGACAGCAGTCCCAGGTCCCGTCCTGCTTGGTAGGTCGCCATATTTACTTACATACCAAGCTATCACACTGCAATACCATGCATGGCTGTCATGATGTGCTGCTTGATTGAACTGCACCAATTCATGGTTGCCGAATCCCTGTCCACTGGCTAGGACTCGTGCGGCTTCTGTCTGCAGCTGCCTAACAGTCAATGAATCAATCACAGAGGTCATTTACGTCCTATCAGCATGAAACGCTGATACAGTGTACAGTCTAACTGTCCAGCATACAGCAATTCACCAAAAGGATACATGGCCTTGAAACTGTCAAGATCAGTGGTGCTGTTGTCATGTTGGTCATTTTCATGCCAGTTGTTGTTCTGCAGTATCACCAACTTGCCAGCTGGTATGCGATCCCACCAAGATCTGTCAGAACCCATGTGATCGCAGCTGGTGTTTATGATCGTATCCGCAGCATCCTGTATGGGATGGCTCATGCGATTGTTGACTGTGCTCCAAACGCTCCATTCAAAGCAATCATAGTCCAGCAGGTTCACGTCTTTGGTAAACGCTTTGAATTGCCATCCTGCCTTGACGTTTTCCTTGTTGAGCTTTTCTGCCAGCTCCTCACAGTTTGGATCTATGTCAAAGCTCCTCACAGATGTCAATTTGAGATCATCTGATCTAGTGAACATGAGATAAGACAGCGTGCCTATCCATCCACACAACACCCAAGTCCTGCCAAGTGGTATACCCAAGCCGATCGCAGTGTCAATGAGCCAGCGCTTGCTGTCCAGTTGCCCTTGGCTGAAGGCATCCAACACGTTCACGCTGTCTGCAGCTGTATCGTAGATGCTGAGATAGGTCTTGAAGAATGATTCTCTGTCTGCAGCCAAGTCCCACATCTTGTGCAATATACCAGCATGCCACGGTTGATCGCGCAATCTAGCCAATCTAGGTGCTGGCCAATCCAATATCTGTGCAAAGCTCTTCAGTTCAGTATCAGTCAGTTTCATCACGAACTGCAGCGTCTCTGGATGAGCCTGCAACCTCAGCAGCACGTCTTTATCACCTAGATCCATGATCACTTCCTACCTATGAGCATGTGTCGTTGGTATGTACCACAGTCCAGCGTACCTTTATATAGGACTCGCTTCATGCTTGCTCGAGACGCCAGTTCATAGACGCTGTCCATGTTGTTGACATGTCCCTCGTAGCTATCATGGCTGCTGCATTGCAATACCAACAGCTTGCCCTGAGGAATGTTGGCATACCATGAATCAAAATCCACCAAGTGTTCACAGCTGGTATTGATGATGGTATCAGCTGATCCAAAATCTCGTTCAAGAGATCCGTCTGATTTCTTTGTGTACCAAAAATGGTCATCATACTGCAGCTGCATGACATCAGCCGTGCTGGCTTTGAACAACCAATCCTGTTTGACTTCTTGTTTATTCAGCATGTCTGCTAGATCCGTGCAGATTGGATCTATATCAAAGCTACGTATGGAATCAAAGTTAAGATAAGTCTTCTTCTTGAACATGAGATAAGCCAGAGACCCTATCCATCCGCACATGATCCAAATGCGCCCTAGGTCCATGTCAAGCCTTATCAGCGTGTTGATCAACCACATCTTGCTGTCTATCTGGCCTCGGCTAAAAGCATCCAGTATGCTTTCTTTGTTGGCACCGGGGTACTCGTATATCTCGAAGAAATTGCGTATGAAAGTCTCATCGCGCATGGGTACCAAGTTCCACATGTGATGCAAGACTCTGAGATGCGCTGGTTGATTGCGCAGCTTGACCAGTATGGCAGGCGACCACGATGTGATAGCGACGAATGATTCTAGTTCATCAGGAGATAGCTTGATGACGAACTCAAGCACATCAACGTCGTTAGCCAGCTTCTGCAGAACATCCTTGTTCTTGAGATCGCTTATCATAACATCAGGCCTTTTCTAGGCGGGTGCATATAGTTGGCCTTGATCCACTTGCTGGTGCTGCTGTCTAGCTCAGGAACGAAAAGATTGAACTGGTCTTGCAACAGACTGCTGTATCTTTCTAGTGCAGGCTCAAGGTTTACCCGAGATGATTTGGTCCAATGCCGATCAAACCAATCATAATCATTGATGACTGTGTTTTCAACCACACCTGAATACAGTTCGTGGAATCCCTGCCTCGCTCCCAGCATGGCCCATGCACCGTTTTCAACGTCTCTACCTACGGTCATCCATAGATTGAGCTTGCTGGCATTGCCCTTGTGCAGCAATGTGATTTCTGTTATTGGATTTTTCATAGGCACGCCGTCGAGATAGCTCATCTTGATGCCTTCTCGGTAACCTGCTCGCCAGGCTTGGTACGGCGTAGCGTTGTTGACGTTGATGCTGCCCAACACATCTATCTGATAGTAGCGCAAGGCCCAGCAGAAATCGGTAGTGTTGCTGCTCTCGTGTGTGCTGCTATTCAACAATATGTTTCTGTTCCAGCACTTGAGACCACCGTTGCCGTATTCCAATCCATTGATGGCATTCTTGCTCTTGAAGCTGAAAACCACATCTTCCATGCCAGTGTCATTCAGCAGCGTGTCAGCAGCTTCTGGTAACAGCCAATTGTCTCCATCGATCGTAACAAAGCGCTCGGTCAGAGACTGCATGGCGCAGGTTTTGTGTGCTGTTTCAAATCCCTTTACGCCATGCACGCGTCGCGCATGAGGCAACACAGAAGTGACGTTCCTCCAGTTTTCTTCACAGTTGGGTTCATCGTAACTGATATAGAAAATCTCTAGATCGCGAAACCAAAACTCGCTCATGCCAGACCATCCATCTCATAACGTTGTCTTAGCCAAGACCAATCGTTGATCTTCATCAATTGATCAGTGCCTCTGCTGTCCAACCCAAATTGCCTGCCAGCTTGTGCACCAAGCAGGCACCAATGTCCGTACTCTCTGCCTTGTCCCACGGTGCACCATGTTTCCAAACGCTGCTGTGTCTCGGAATTCACTTGACCATCTATCACACCGCTGGCCAGCTTTGCACATTCACGGAAGGCACTGCGCCACGTGTTATATGGATCAGTGTTGAATGCGGTGACGTTGGAAAGCTGATACACCACCTTGTATTTTCTATTGATGCTGCTGGTCATGTCCGGTTTGAAATCTCGGTCAACCAAGCGACGAACATCCAGCGTTGGCAGCAGCTTGACCGCACCATATCCATATACCAAATCGTTGATTGGATTCCTAGCTCTGAACACATGCACATGATCAAGCTGATGGTCAGGTACCACGTGATCAAAAGCAAACGCGTCATCTATCACAGCGTCACCGTCTACGCAGTAGAACATGTCTGTACTGACCATGGTAGCGGCCACGATGTGAGCCATGTGTATTCCGGTGATACCATGCAGCCGCTTGGCTATGGGAAATCGCGATTTCAGTCGCTTCCAATTTTCCTCAGCATTTGATTCCTCATAGCTGATGAATACGATATCGTACATATCATCCTCTCAGTGCAGACAGCAGGTTAGATCGCGTTGGCGGTTCCAGATGGCGTTCACGATTATTAAACATTTCCATGAGCCAATCAAAATCGTTTATGTTTTTCAATGAACCTGCGCTGAACGATTCACGCCAATCCAGATAGTATGCTATTCCTGCTCTAGCACCCTGCATGCTGGCTTCTGCATATTCTGCACCGTTATCTACAGTGCACCAGACCATCAGTCGTTCCATGCTTTCTAGATGATCGCCGTTCTGCACGTTTACGCAGAGTTTCACAGCTTCTCTGAAGCCGCTACGCCATGAGCCCAGCTCATCGCAGTTATATTTGGTAGTAGCTACCACATCTGGAATGATCTTGATGTTGCCAACCGTCGTAGTAAAATCTAACCAGTTGGATTTGAACTCTCGCACCAACCTCGTGGGCCAGAGCTTGATTGCGCCCCAACCGTATTCCAGACCGTTCACAGGATTGCGGCTGTGCCATAGATGTAGATACTGCTTGTCATAATCCGGTGGATGGTAATCAAAACCAAAGCTGTTGTCTGCTATGGTATCAGCATCAACCGTCCAGAACATGGGTGTGCTGCTCAGCTCAGCGCAACGCAAATGAGCTTTATGTATGCCCTTGATACCGCTTACGTGTTGAGCTCGCGGGAAGCGAGCCTGCAAGCGATTGAAATTTTCCTGTGCATATGGTTCTTGGTAGCTGATGAAAAAGATGTCATGCGGCACAGTTCTCGAAGCTATTGCGTCCATGAACTTGATGGACTTCAAGCTGCCTTGTTGCAGCTCTTCGCTATCAGGTGCATAGTATCCCGGAACCAGGTATATGCCGGTGTGAGTTCCTGCAGAAGTCTTCCAGACATGCACATAATTCCTATCCCATGTGGGAGGACGCCAATTGATATCAAACTCGGCGTCCAATATCA